AATTATACCAAGAACCTTACGTACTGACGCAGGATCATTCATAAACTCTGGAGCATGAATATCTATTTTATATTTGTACAACAACTCCACAGCTACAATGTCAGGGATAGTACAGGCTTTCTTGTAACCAACATCCTTGGATATCCTACCTGCTTCTCTATCACGTTTAGCTTGTTCGATATATGGGGTAGCATCCTGCTCAACTTTATACTCACCTGTGTCAGTATTAAGTAGTGCGCTCATACCACCCGTTGTTTGTACTTTTTTAATTTCACTCATTGTCCTCTCCTAATAGCTTACTGGGTAATAGGTGTGAATCGACCAGTCTTGCTAATCACTCCCAATACTGGGTTTGTGATTGTGCTAGTTGTTCCAGCCGCAGGGTCATGGAAGCTAGCTGATGTTACTTCATAGTGCTTATTGTCGCTAGATTCTGCTGTGTTAAATGTGCAGTTCTCTGCGGGGTATAGGGTTTCTGAACCTACACCGATTGTTCCTTTAATCATATACATAATACATTCTCCTATAGTATTAAAAATAAAAGGGGCAAGCCGTAGCCCACCCCTTAAATACAACTAAGTTAAGACTTACTTGAGGCCGTAGATAGCGCCACAACCCTTAGGGTTCTTAACTTCGAGGGTGTTCTCTTCGACGAGCATACCAACAGTTGAGTCACCTTTCTGACCTACATCAACCTCTGCGAGAGGACGGAGTGTAGCGATAGCGAACCACTGAGGATCGTATACAAGTGCACAAGAATCTGAGTGGTCGTTTGCAGTACCAGCAGTGCCAGTGCCAAGACCCATGATGTAGTTTGGAACTACCATCAGATCACCAAAGTCAGACATGTAGATGTCAACTGACTGACGGAGCTTACCATCAGAGTCGATGTTACGACGAACACCAGAATCAGTTACCATCAGGTCAGAGAAGTCACGACGGAGCTTTGGAGAGACCATGATCTTAGTAGCAGTGCCACCTTCTTCGTAGATCTTCTGCATAACTGCATCGATGTCTGAAAGGCTAAGTGCCGCACGGCTAGTGTCTGCCAACAGAGTTGGAGCAGTAGTGCCCTTGTTTGCGTTACTTGCAGATACAGCAGTACCAGAAGCGTATACACAAGTATCTTCTGAGTTAACGAATGACTGGAAGCCACCCATTGTGCGAGTGCCAGAGCCAGAAGCAACTTGGTAGCTGTTTACCAGATCGTGCTCCATGTCACGACGGAGTTCAGTACCACGCTTCTTGAGCTGGTATGCGTACTCGTCAGCAACGCCAGCTTGATCTACTGCACGGCGAGTGCCTGATACAGCGATAGTCTTACCGTTGATCTGAGTGTAGTTACCCAAGCGAGTGCGCTCTGGGCCAACTGGGTTGAATGCCGCACCACCGTCAGATGTTGAAGCACCGGGAGCGGCGAAGTCTGCACCGTCAACCAGCTTAGAGTTGCCGGGAGCGGCAAGCTCGTCTGTTTGCCACTCGTGGTAAATAGCAGTAGCCTTCGACTTGCCGATAGACGACATGAACGGAGTCTCGTCACGAGTGATCATTGTGATAAAGTTTGCGAGGTCTTCACGTTGTGAGACGTTCGAGTTTGAAGTACCTGAAGTTACCGCTCCAGCAGGACCAGTAGTGGTACGTCCACCTGTAGTAGCCATATTAATTCTCCTTAAGAATTAGTTATATTATAAGTTTAGAGAGTTGGCCGCATAATTCCTTAGGAAAGCCATTTGATCTTCAGAAGATGCATTTTCATCAAATGCTCTCTGTTTAAGCACGGTATCCCTATCCGCTTTTTGTTTTTGCTTAGTTTGAGCTTTCTTTACAGGGACAGCCTTCTTAGCGGGTACAGCCTTGCGTTTGGCTTGACCTTTAGTGACACCTTGCTTAAGCTTACGATAATCATTCAAGATACGAACAATGATAGGGTCAGCAACAGTATCTACTACTTCTTCAGGGATTCCCTCAGATAAGGCAAACTCACGTATTTCCATTGCCATGTCTTCATCAAATCCGGGTACTTCATCCTGAATAGCATCATTGAAGTATTCGAGTTGCTTTTCCCAAAGTTCCTCATTGATCTTCGTTTGTTGTGCTTGTAGTTGTTCCTGTAGTCCTTCACGTTGATTACGGGCGTTCCAGTATCGTTTCTGTACTTGCTCACGTTTATCCTTGAGTTCGTTAAGTTCGTAGGTATCACCATCTTCACGAGCCTTGTCAATTTTCTCATCAAGCTCATGGTACTCTTTTGCTAAGTTTTGTTCTGTTCCCATTAGGATTGCGGCTGAAGCTTGACCTATCTGTTGAACTTCCTGTAGTGCTACAGTACGTTCTTCCTCTAGGGCTTTTCTAGCTTCACCAAGTTCACGACCCTTCTTACTAATTGAGGCATCAGTTTGATAGCCTTTGAGTAGCTCTTCAAATGTTACGTCTACTTCTTCACCATCAATCTTGACACGGACCATTGCTTCCAAGTCTAAGTCATCAGCAGTAAAGATATCTGCATCTTGGGTAGATTCCTCTTCGGATTCATCCTCATCAAACTCTTCTTCTACTTCTTCCTCATACTCCTCTTCAGTAACGGAATCCTCAAGCTCTTCAGGGTCTTCTTCAATCTCGCTTGATTCATCCGGGTCAACATCGATCTCGTCCATCTCTGGTAGCGGCTCGTACTCCTCTCTGGTAAAATCAGAGTTTCGTAGAACGGCATCAAGGAGAGCGTCTTCAGTTTGACCTTCACTCGACGGTTGAAACAAGTCATCCTGCATGGGTAGAGTTGTATTTTCTTGCGTCATAATTTATTCCTCCTACTTACTAGCTTTCGCTGTAGTAGCCTTTCGTGGTGCTGGGGCTGGTTTAATTTTTGCTTCGTATCGCTCCTTAAGATTGTATAGGGAGTCTAGATGTCCACAGTTTAGTTTAGCCTTACCTGCACTACGCATTGCATCAAACTCAAGGAGACTAATCATCTCCTCAATGTTTGACAGTAATTCTTTGTAATCAATATCTCGATTAGCCATTGTTGTCGTCCTCTTCTGTTCCCTCCAAGTACGGTACATTCTTTCCGAATGTTTCGTATTGGGTTAATTTGTTTTTAACATCCCCAAGCGCCAGCACACAACTGTAAATAAATTCTCGTGATTTGTGCTCGTGCGGTTCAGTTTTTAAGAACTGTATGTAGTAGTCTACCATCAGTTCTCCGTAAGCTCCCGTAAAAAACTCTTCTCGTTCTCGTCTAGAAAACTCTGCCTTTACGAGAGCTTCTTTAGCCAATATGTCTGGATGTACACCCTTCAACTTCTTTTCTGCTACTGCCTTGTACTTATCCATCCGTCGTCCTCCTACTGCTGTGAATTAATAACCTGTCTAGCTAGCATCATGATCTGCTGGTAATCTGGATGTGGAGGCATCTCTACGCCATCCTTTTGTGCATCCATAGTCAGCTTCGCCCACTCTTGGAAGTGTCGATCAATAGCTACTGCTAGTTGTTTAGCGTTATCCTGTTTAGTATTCATACTCTGAGCATTGGTATAGTCAATGTTAGCCATTGCTAGTCCAAGGTCAGCCTGAGTCTTCTGATCTGCAATCTGCTTAGTCTTTTGTGCTTCTTCAGATTGTTGCTTCAGAATCTCTGCGGCTCTTTCTTTAAACTCAGGGCTATTGTAATCTACTAAGTAATCTGATGAGTCTAGGCTCATAGCTTCTAGTAGTTTACTTGCCAGTACTGCTGGTGCTTCTACTTTTACAACACTCTTAGCCCCTGCCTGTTCAAGAGCAGGAAGGATCTGAGTACCAACAGTCTGTAGCTTCTGAATCATGTTAGCGTTAGAGTTCTCACCGATATCTAACGTAACTTCAAAGTTAATTGCTTCAGGTAGGTTTTCACAGTCAACCACTTGGTTAATCGTACCCATACAAACCGAGACAGACTTAATATTCTTACGGATTGTACAGTACACACCTTCAATCAGACGCTTAAATCCAGTCTCAGCGAATCTACGAGCAATATGCTGGATGCGCTTTTGGGATGCTGATTGTACAGCCGCAAGTTTTTGTTCACTGTTTCCAGAGACATAGAGTGTGTCGTTAAGACCTTGTGCGGCCTTTGACATACCTGTAGCTTGCTCTTTAATAGTCTGTAGGTGTTGCAACAGAGGCACTGTACCCGTAGAGATAGTATCTGGAGTCAGTGCGGCTACTGCCGCTGTAGGATTACCATTGGTTGGTATAATCGCTTTAGGTTTCATATTCTGCAATGCAGAGAAGTCTACTACATTCGGGTCAGCTAGCTTAGGACTATAGTTAGTCAGGTAGGTATTCTCAACGAATCCTCTAAGGATAGCTGTAGCCGCTAGTGTAGAACTTCGGGTAAAGTCTGCGACAGACAGACCGTAGAACTCGTGTGGGATATCAATAGGAGTAAGTGATGCTAGGGGAACCATGTCACAATCCTCTTCGAATAGGATGTGGTTTCCTGCAGTGATCACTCGCTTCAACTCAGCGATACCGTCACCATCACGGTCTACGTTTAGCCAACATTCAGTCACTACGACTTCTCTGTTAGCTTCTAGGGGTGTAGCATAGGAAATACCTTGTCGGTAGTTGATTCCTAGGATATGCTTACGTGCGGCAACGTCTTCATTGTAGTACGTTCTACCAGAGGTTTCTAGTTCGTCCCACTGGTTATCGTCAATGTTTTCTGCTACCTCAGGCCACCACTTGCGGATCTCAGAGCGAGTCATGGTGGTCTCGATACCTACGAATGAGGCATCCTTAATGCTTTTAGCTTCACGAGAGATTCGGAAGTTTTCTGGTGGGACAAGCTCAATCTTTACATGAGACTTATCTACGGTACGCTTAATACGTACATCAACGTACATAAGCTCTGCTGTACCATCTTCTTCGAAGTCGTTCTCGTATTGTAACTCACCAACGATCTCAACATTCTCGTCAGCAAGTAGTTCATCTAGTTTAGTTTGGGAAATTCTTTCGTATTCCTCAAATGAGACACTGGAATCTTCACAGTAGTCCCATCGGATAACTCCATTCTTCCACAACAACGCTGATTTCATCCATGACTGTAGGACTTCCCAGCCGTTGTTCTGCTTAAAAATACAGTAGTTTGTGATCAAGGCGGCATCATGCGCTTGCTGAAATGCACCGGGTGTATTGCTGTATGGGATACACTTAGCAATCTTATTGTTAGACAAGAATAGGTCAGACAATACTGCTGTGTATGCTTCAACTGTTTCTGTAGTAGATGTATCTACAATCGCACTTACACCCTGAGGCTTCAGGTGTCCATCGGCAAGACCAGCAAATTCGTAGGTAGACTTTTGCCTTTCACGAGTCAAGTCACTACTATTTAACCAATCCCCTGCGCTATTAGCTATTCCAAGATCAACAAGATTTACGAGTTCCTCATCGGTCACTCTTTCTTTATAACCATTAGAAGCCATTTACTTTCTCCAAGGTGTGTCTTTACTTTTCTTTACATCTTCAACAGTGTAGCTACCAGCTTTTGGTAACTCCCGTTGCTTTTTAGTTTTCTTAGGTTGTGTGTTATTAACCTGTTCATTATATCGCATAATCCCTCCTTCGGGTCTATCTAGCAATCTAAAGTGGAGACTATGGCTAATTTATCCTAGGTGTAAAAGGATAGTTATAGGTACGGTCTCCGGGTATAGATGGTATACTTTTATTCCACAGGCTATACCAGACCTGTCGAGGACTATTGGAATTCCCTACAACCACTGCGTCTCATCCTGTGTGTACACAGAAGATCGCTGAGACCACTTGACGTTATCATTGCGAAGCTTATCTACGTGAGTCCTTAAGACTTCACAGGCGATAGCTAGGGCAATGACCGAGTCATCGTAACAGCCGGGTGCGGCTTCAGTCTTTCCTGTAGCGGTTGATATATAGTCCTTTAATTCCTGAATCATTATGTTAGACGGTATGTATACCTCTTCGTTCTCTATGAGATTCTTGAGGTTACCAATAATTGCAGGTTTTGTAGCAGACGTGGTTCTAAAACCTAACCTAGTGCCTTCCTCTTTGGAGACATTGGCTATCTTAGTCTGCCTATACAAATTCACATAGTTCATCGATTCTAGTTTCTGTAGGGTTGCTACACCCATAGAGTTACTTTCAACGGCTAGTAAAGCGTTGTTATAGTATCTCCCTAGGTAAAACAACAACTCACCATACAAACTAGGATCTATTCTATTGTCTCGATACATAGCTACAACTTTGTAATTTTTATCTAAGACAACAGACACTGAGTAGTCTTGACCCACCCCAAGGGATACGTCAGCGGCTACTATATAATTCTCATCCCACTGGGGATATTCAAAGACAAACAACTTACCTTCCTTACTGTCTTCAAACTGCTTAGTGTTTACATCCCAGTTCCTCCTGCTCTCAGGGGCTTCCGGTAGTAACGAATTAAGCTTCTCTATATCAAAGACATTAGATCCAGAAGTTACAAATGCTTCATCTGGATTACTGGGGTATTCCTGTCGGAACTTCATCTCCCCACTCTCAGCTATCTTGAGTCTCCTCCAATAGATTTGAGAGTTGTCGAGGTTGTAAGTTTCTTTTAGTTTCTCTTCTTCTTCGGTTAGCTCAAAGCCTTCCGGGGGTTCTCTACGGTATTCGCTCGTAAGAAACCAAGGGATAAATATAGGTACGTACTCGTTCTCACCAGCCATCGCACCTTTCCACAATCTATAGAACTCACCACTAGAACCATTAGCGGTAGACTCTAGGATTACTTCAGTTCCGTCTGCTTGGGAGATTCCTTGGAAGAGCCCTGCGAGGATCTTTTCGTCGTGCGTCCAAAAGGCGACCTCAGACAGGTGAGCAATCGTTGGAGTAGTTCCACGACCCGCTTCCGGGCTTCCCGCAGTATAGAGACGATACGACGCTTTAGCTTCCTTATCTTTAAAGTAAGGCGAAGTGATAATGATTTCTTTGGCATTTGATCGTTCCTCTTTAGGTGATAGTTCTTCTGGCATATTCTGGATTAAGTTCTTAGACATCGTAAAGAGTGCATCTGATGTAGCACTATCGTGTGCCATTACAACCGACCGACTATGCGGTGAGAAGTATGCTTTCCAGAATACCCTACCAGCACAGTAGGTACTTATACCTTGCTGACGTGCCTTAAGGATAATCGCTCGGACTCTACCAGTTTCTTTAAGTTGCTTATCTAAAGCTTCTGTGATAATACGTTGTGGCTCGTTGAGGGTAAACGGTACGAAACCCTTTGAGGAATCTTTGGTAATGATCCGTATTTGTTCCTCCGCAAACAATGTAAAATCCTGGGAGTATACGTCAAGTAAGTTACGTCTCTCTTTTTCCCTAACGAGCGCTATCATGTCATTCTTGTTCATACAATAGTCCTCTGTATGTTTTCTGTGGGAAGACTGTGGGTGTACGTGTGTCTATAAGCACGATATATATATGTACCCTTATTTACTTTTGTACCCCCCTCTGTTCCTGTGGTAGCCCTCCAGAGAGTCCCTAAGTTGCCCCCAGTTCCTCTGTGCCACTAGTAGCATCATTGGTATTCCAAAGATCTCAAAGCAGTTCCTACGGGATCTCAGAGGCTCTAGAGCTATAGTTCTTCCTAAAGGGACTAATGGTATCTCTAATTGCGTTGGTACTTGCGGGATTGGTGTGGGATTCTGTGGGGATCTGTGGGAACCTGTGGGCTAAGACGCATTGATAGACATAGATTACTCACAGCAAGCTGTTCGTTTCTGTGACATTCATACATCTAGCCACAAGGAGGCTTCTATGTCACGTCATATCAAAGTGGTCAGCGTTCGTGCTGGCAACAAGTGTAGTGGTACAATGTACGCTCTCTCACAGTCTGGCATCGTATACCGTGCCAAAGCCTATGTGCCAACTGATGAGGTCGATGATATCTGCAAGGCTCTCGAAGCCCGTGGTACTATCCAGCTTAAGCAGTGGATTAGGGTTAAGAAGCTTCCAACCACTAAGCTGTACAAATCCATCCATCGTCCTCATGATTACTCCATCGTTGCACATGGAGCTTCAAAGAGCCAGACACTCGTAGAGGTTACGGCTAAGGGGGTCTCAGCATGATCGCTACATCGTTCTACATCGAGCACTGGGATACCGAGCTTCAAACGTGGGAAGACCGTGAGTACTGGGGTTCTCTTGAGAATGCATCTTACATGGCACGTGAGTACGCTCGTAACAGCCAGCGTGTTCGTGTTGTCAAAGAGGAAGTTATCATGACTCCTCGTCCCGCAGTTCCTGTCCAGTAAGTCCCTTGCCACCTTCGGGTGGCTCTTTTTTTTCAGAACCGTTAGCTCACCGCAAGCGGTTCGCTTTAGTGGCTTACTGTTCTTAAGGAGATCTTATGCCAACTTGTAACCTTGTCGAGTCATCCTGCCACAACTGTGGTCATACCGACTTCGTAACTGTCGATGCTTCTGCGTACCAGCAGTGGCTCGACGATCCGCATTGTCTTGTCCAAATGGCTTTCCCTCAGCTTACCACTGACGAACGTGAAGTTCTGATTGGTAGTCGCTCTGGCTTCTACCTGTGCGATGGTTGTTGGGCTGAGGACTTCGACGAATAGCGGGATTCTCGTTAGTCCCTTTTGGGGGCTACCCTTAGATTACCATAGATATAGGAGTTCTTATGGAGATCTTGTTTCTACTCTTGTTGTGTGTTGTAGTAGTTGGTATGTCGTATACCTTATGCATCCATGTGGGTGACTCTCAGTGGTTCACTCTAGCTGTTGCTGTGTGTATGCTGTACATACTCTTAGTCAACTTAACGTCCCTGTAGGAGGTCTTATGCTTTGGGATAAACCACGGGGTGCTTCCCGTATCTATCAGGTACGGAAGCGTACCATCATCGATACCATCGCTAACACGGTGGTAATCCTTTCGTTCACTGCTGTGTTCGTATATACAGTCCTTGGAGGTTTCTAATGGCTAACGTCACATCCATCCTTAATAGTTTCATCAAGGTTCAGCGTACTCGTGCGGCTCTTGCTCGTGCCTACGTTGAGCTTGGTGAGACAGAAAAGGCTCTTGATGAAATCAATGAGCTTATCAATCAGTTCGACCAAGAGATTGGTTGGTCTGTTGTTAACAGTCTTGTGGAGGTAAACGATGAGTGATCGTGATATCATCATCCAAGCCTTTTGGATCGCTGTAACATTTGCTACAGTGTACATTGGAGGTCTCCTATGGATGATCTCCTTAGCATCTTGATAGGCTCGCCGCAAGCGGCTCGCTTTAATGATGGTATTCCATCGTAACTTTTAATTCAGCATAGAGGAAGGTAGCAATCGTGCTTACATCTAATAGTCGTAACTTCGAACTTAATGGCGTAACTCTTAATTGGGCACGTCTCCATGAACCACAGAATCCTTTTGGCACCGAGCAGTATGAATTGCAGGTTGCTTTCAAGTCGCCTGATGCGGCTGAAGCACTCCGTAAGCAGTTCTTCGATGTCAAGGAAAAGGATGGTGAGTTCTTCATTCGCCTCAACCGTAAGGTCTATGACAGCAAAGGTCAGGAGAAGCGTAAGCCTATCGTGCAGAACGCTGATGGTACTCCGTTTGACTTTCAGGCTCAGTTGATCGGCAATGGTTCTACTGGTAACGTGACTGTGTACCAGTACAACTACGATCAGAAGGGTCGTAAGGGTGTGGCTAACCAGCTAGACAAAGTGGTTATCACCAACTTGATCCCGTACACGCCGCAAGGCGAGGTGGTTTCGTTCGAGATCGAGCCCAGTGCCACACCAGCCACTCAGACTCCTACAGAGTCCGTGGATCTGTTCTAACAGGTATCGTGGGATTGCCTCAGGGCTTTCCCACCGTCCCCTTTTGGGGGTACCGACAGAACGTACCGACAACATTCAATGAGGTCTAACCGACATGGTTCCAATAGACATTAGAGAACTCAACAAGCATCTCATGCGGGTTGGGTTGTTCGTTGCATCTGGTAACAGAGAAGAGGCCTTTGATGCATTACTTAACCTTAACCACTGGATCGAAGAGCAGATCCTCAACAACGTAGAGAGAAAACGCAATGAGTTACACTGATGAAGAACTCAATGAACGAGCAGAGTGGACTGCATCGACAATACGTCAGCAGATCCAGTCAGGCACTACCACAGACTGCACGTCAGGTCGTGTCGCTATGATGTGTTGGGCTTTCCAATCACCAGAGACTTTACCATTCGATCAAGCAGAACGTACTTGGGGCGGTCTCAAGTTTTATGTGCAGGGCTTCAAGCATAAAGGTTGGGTCACTGTCAGTCTTACCTTCAGTGATGACTACACTATCCGTCTGTATCGACAAGATGGGACTACACTTGTCAAACAGCTTACAATGGTGTATGCACCTGAACTAACCGAAACACTCGACTACTTGATCGAGTACTCACCATCAGAGGAACTAGAAGATGTATCTTAAAGATTCATGCAGTACCCACTTCACCCTTGAGATTACTACCAAGGAAATGTCTACACTATGTATGTGCCTTACTGCGGCAAAACAGAAATCTCTTCAAGATGTGTGCAGTGACATATATGAAGCACGTCTACCAGACCATGACGCATACCCAGAGATGGAAGATGTCATCAACGAAATACACCGTCAAACAACTGTGGCAAAAGATGTGTGTGACATGGAGGCAGAACTTCAAGACATCTTGAGGAATGACTACTCATGAACATGAATGTACATCCAATGAACCGTCTTGACAGCTACACTGCTCATGGTATCGAACTCGACCTTGACTTAGATGTACGCTACGAGATCATCGATGGTCTCATCTACATCGAGTATGTCTTCCTGACAGGTACAGGTATCGACCTCATGCCATACTTGTGGGAAAGTCATATCGATAAGTTAGCTGAAGAAATCGGAGACTATCATGCTTCTGGATACGACCAAGAGTAATCTCAAAGTCAAAAAGTCAGACGCTGACGCAGGTGATAAGTATCGCTTTGCAAGCCTGTCGCTTTACCCTAACAATATACTTTGTGCTGGTGCTAAAGCGGCTGGTTGTATGGAGACTTGTATCTCCGAGTCAGGTATGGCTAAAGTATTTCCCTCTGTCAATCAATCTAGGAAACGTAAAGCAGAGTTCCTGATGACTGACCCTGAGGGTTTCCTTAAACAACTTCGACGTGAACTCACAAACTTCTCCAAGCTCTGCGACAAGCAGGGTAAGCAGGGTGTAGTTCGCCTCAATGTATTCTCAGATGTCAAGTGGGAGTCCTTCAACATCCCACAGTCATACCCTGAGTTACAGTTCTATGACTATACTAAGATCGTACATCGTCTAGATCGAACACCTGACAACTACCGTCTTATATTCAGTTATAGTAATGCGCCTCAATACCAGAGGCAAGTCCAAGCCTACCTTGATGGTGGGTACAAAGCGCCAATGGCTGTCGTCTTCAAACATAACAAGTTCCCATCTACTTTCATGGGCAAGACTGTTATTGACGGAGACAAATCCGATTGGCAAAACGTGCAAGCTCAAAACTGCGTAGTCGCTCTCGTATACAAAGGCGGCTTCGATATGAATGAGTTTGTTGTAGATCAAGATCTTATCTGTAAGGGATAATTATGCAAATTGCTAACATTGCTACTACTATCATCCGTGCCGTCAACGAAGCTAAGGCTGGCACTCCCCGTGGTTCTTACTGGACTCTCGTACACGAGACTTCCATCTCTCCTATGTCCAAGGGCCGATACCGCTTCCGCTTGGGTGACGTGACAGGCTTCATCGCTGTACGCAAGAAGAAGTCACGAGGTTACTGTGTACAAGATGGGCGAACATTCACTCAAGTACACTTGGGTAAAGTCTCTATCGGTTTCGAAAAGTCATCGCCAGAACGTATGACTTGGAACTTCGCAGGTAACTACAAGGCATAATGTCGGGTGGTGTAGCTCTAGGTGCGGCGATTCAATTCGCCGTTATCTGCATTCTTCTTATGATGATACACGGAGAGTTTAAATAATGCGTGATAGAATTATCAACAGACTTATGGACACAGGTCGTCTCGATGAAATCATTGAGATGTGCCACATTCGCCCTTGCGATGAACCTCTCGCAGAGTTCATTGTTGAGTTAGTCAATCTTACTATCGACGAGGTAGATAATGAAGGTATTGCTTGGGACTACGCAAACGATCTCACTGCTTAAGAAGGCTGTGCTATACGGCTTCTGCCTTCCTATTGCAGTCCTGCTAGATGCACTTGAAATGTTACTCAGGTTCATCAGCAAACACTTCGACAACCTTATTCGGTGGTGCTACGATGACCCAATCAAACCATAGGGATCAAATCGAAAAACGATTAGACCCATTACTTCTAGATGCATACAGAGAATCTCGAATGGCACTTCGACGTACATCGCTAGCTATCGCTGACGAAATATACGACAAGTATTCAGCAGAGATCGATAACTTCCTACTCAGTGATGACTTTCAATTCGAATACCAAATCGATGTTGATGACAATAAGTTTACCTACAAAGATATTGCACTGATTCGTGCAGAGTTCCGTAGAAAACTCACAGAATCCATCGATGATGCGATTTGTCTTATAGTCTAGTGTTGTAGGTAGCGGTATGTTTGGTTTCCTGTTACTAGTGTGCGTTGTATGTGCTCTTACATTTATCTTTGCAGAATCAAATGTTGCACTTCAAGGTTGGCTTATAGCTGGAGTTCTTATGTTCATTGCTTCAGCCGTAACCTCTAGCGCACCTTGATCTCCCTCCGGGGCACCTACGGGTGTTCCGGGGGTGTTCCTTTACATGACCGACAAAACCTTTAGGCTTTTTTTGCGAACCGACAAAACCCTAAAGTAACCTGCTCGCCGCAAGCGGCTCGTTTCGGAAGAAGACATCTTCGGTAGTCCCTTTAGGACACTTTTATCGCTAACTTTTACAAGAGGCAACAATGAGAATCGTATTAATATTACTAATGGGAATAATAGGGGGATGTACTATAGCAGAAACAAAGGATGAGCCAGAGAAAGTCTGCTCAGACTATGCAATACTCTATCAAGAAGAAGAAGAATGTACCTATCCAACCCCTTGGGGTAGGGTTTGTGTAACTCAAATGAAACCAAAAACAATGTGTGTGAAGTGGGAGGTATTATAATGGGTGACAAAAAGATGCATCCTAACAGCCTAGCTAACCTAAAGCTAGCGCCAGTATTCGATGCAGATAACGCAAAGGAAGCGCAGAAGAAGTCAGTGCTTTCTCGTAAGGCAAATGCAGAAGCTCGTAAGCGACTACAGCTTACAGCGGCAGAACTTAAAACTGATGTTAAAGAATTAATGGCAGAGAACCATGTGACAGCACTAGATGTGCTACGGTTATCTATGCTAAAAGCCATCGACAATGACGACATGGATCAAGCTATCGATATTGCAAAAGCAATAGCTGAGTTTGAAACTCCTAAGTTGGGTCGTGTCGAGCAAACCAACATTGAAGTCAAGGCAGAGGATATGTCCGATGAGGAACTGAATGCCAAACTTCAAGAACTAATGAAGGATCAATAGCCTTCTAAAGAGGACACTATGGATACTAAGCGGTGTGATACCTGCAAGGTACATTTGGAAACTGCCGAATTCCACAAGAATCGGTACAAACACGATGGGTTAGCCAGTACCTGTAAGACCTGTACGAAGGCTAACGCAGACCGTAAACGTGAACATTACGAAAGATTAATCACACAACAAGAAGGTAAGTGTGCTATCTGTGAGAAAAGCGTAGAAGATAACCGTAAGGACTTCGCTGTAGATCATTGCCATGCTACTGACGTAGTGCGTGGTGCGCTATGTAATCACTGTAACTCTGGTCTGGGTGGTTTCATGGATAACCCAGACTTACTATATAAAGGTATAGTATACCTCATGACACCAAGAGGAGAGCATGTATGAAGGTAGTAGAAGGTAAGTTTGGTAAAGAAGAAGAAACTGAACAAGAATCATTGTACGCACTAATAGCTATGGCCTTAGCGCAGGGTGGGTTTGATGAAGAAGCAACTGGTAAGTTCTTATTAGTAGCTAGAGGAGATGGTAGTGATCTCAATGTTACTGGATCAAACATGGATTCAGAAGATATTGTGTATACAATGGAAGCACTAAAGCACCACATTATTAGTTACGGTGGGCTTGTTAATGAGGGAGATCTTCACTAATGAGTTTAGAACAAATAGCTTTATACAGTACAATGGTATTCTCAGGAGTAACCGCAGTAGCTGTATTTGTATTAGTCGCTTATATATTGAATGGAGATGATGAAGATGAGTCTTGATGACGCTACACCAGCAGAGTGGGATGCCGCCGCAAAAAAGTCAGAGAGTCCTGTTTGGGCAGAAGTGATTCCAGAAAAACAGGACAAGGTAATAACTCAAATAATCAAGAAAGAAGAAAAGAAAAAAGCCTGTGTAGTCGAGCGGCCTCCGCACTACAATCAAGGTGGGATCGAATGTATCGATTACATTAAACAACAACTAGGCGATAACGTAACAGGGTACTACCAAGGTAACGTAATTAAGTACCTACACAGATTCCGTTACAAGAATGGTGTAGAAGATTTACGCAAGTGCCGTTGGTATCTTGATAAACTAATTGAACATGAGGTAAACAATGGCTAGAGATCAGCTACGTAACAAACTACTACTCGCAGTACAATCACACGCTCTTGGTCACATCGATAAGCACATTGCTAACGTAGAGGTTCTAGCACAGAACCCTGTCGGTATTGGTGAGCACCAAGATATCATCCACGCAATAGAAGAAGAGCTTGAGCACATCGCAACATATCGTGATCAAGTAGAGATCTTGGAGCAATACTTCCAGATCTAAAAGATACAGTATAGTCTAACCTACGAGGCGACACATGAAACTTACATTTGATATAGAAACAGATGGGCTACTAGACGTGTGCTCAACTATCTGGTGCTTAGTTGCAGAAGATATCGACACACGTACCACCTACAGTTTCTCTGACTACGATGATAACCTACCCTCATTGGAAGAAGGGTTGCAGTTGTTGCAGGACGCAACGGTACTCATCGGGCATAACATTATTGGCTTTGATATCCCAGCAGTTAAAATGATTACTGGGGTAGATCTTATGGACAAGAAGTGTTACGACACACTACTTATGTCTCAAACACTACGGTACAAGCGTCACCACAAACACGGTCTTGCAGGGTGGGGTGAGTACCTAAAGAATAGCAAACTAGATTACAGTGACTGGTCTCAGTATACCAAAGAGATGCTGACCTATTGTATTCAAGATGTTAACCTCAACACAGAAGTATTCCTGACTCTTATGGATGAGTTCAAAATGTTCATACCACATTACCCACTGCTTGCTAAGGGTCTTGAGGTAGAGCATGACGTAGCTAAGTTTAACGCTATAGTGCGTGAGCAAGGCTGGAACTTTAACCTGAAGAAAGCAAAGGCTAACCTAGCCAAACTCAAAGGTAGATCCCAAGAGATCGAGAACACCATTGAGCCACGCTTGGGTATGACCACAGTGTACATCGACAAAGAACCTAAAACTCCTAAGTTCAAGAAGAACGGTGACTACACTGCGGCTACCTGCAAGATACTAACAGACTACTTCGGTCACGAGGTACTACCTAACGACACACACCTTATGCAATCTGGTGAGTGTTTTCAACGTAGTAAGATTGTACAAGTTAAGATGGGGCAGATAGAACACGTCAAAGAGTGGCTACTGTCTATCGGCTGGCAACCTGATGACTACACCCGTAAGATGGTAAACGGTAGATGGGTAACAGTCTCACCTAAACTAACCGATACAAGCCTTGAGAAGCTTGGTGAGATCGGTAAAATGATCGGGGAGTACTACACCCTACGTAATCGTATCAGTGTACTAGAGGGTTGGTTAGAGGCTCTGGATGAAAACGGTAGACTGCATGGTAACATGTGGACTATTGGCACACCTAGCTTCCGATGCCGACACGAGGTGATCGTTAACCTACCGGGAGTACACGCTCCGTATGGTAAAGAGCTACGTGAGTTATTCGGTGCTGATGAGGGGTGGAAGATCGTTGGTGCAGACTCTAGTGGTAACCAACTACGTGGTCTATGTCACTATGTAAACAACCCAGAGTTTACTCAGGAGGTTATTTACGGTGACCAACACCAACGTAATGCTGATGCTCTAGGGTGCAGTCGTAGTACAGCAAAGACATTCTTATACGCATACCTATTTGGTGCTGGTGATGCCAAACTTGGTGAAGCACTGTCAGGTAAAAAGGATAAGAACCGTGGTGCTAAAGCTCGTAAGGACTTTGCTAGTGCAATCAAAGGTTTGTCAGAGATCAAGAACAAGATCGAAAGCGAGTGGCGTAGGAAAGAAAGCTCACAAGGTGCTGGGTGGATTCATGGTCTCGATGGTAGACCTGTGTTCGTTAACTCAGAGCACCAGTGTCTAAACTACCTACTACAATCCGCAGAAGGTATCACATGTAAGGCCGCTGTGTCTTACCAAATGAAGAAGATCAAAGAGGAAGGGCTACGTGCCAAGCCAAGGATCTTCTACCACGACGAGACCGCATGGACAGTACATCCAGATGATGCTGAACGTGTCGGTGAGATTCTTAAAGAATCATTCGCTGAAGCACCTAAGTGGTTTGGCGTTGAGTGTATGGATGGTGGTGACTACATTATCGGTGAGTCATACGCTGACGTACACTAAGGAGGACTAATGGAAAGCATACAACTCCTGATAGATGCTGATAGTATGTACTTCAGAACCTGCATGGTAACCCAGAAGCAGAACGAGGTACGTAAAGGTATCAAGAACTCTATCAAGGAAATCAAAGACAACTGTGCCCCTGAGATATTCGACATAGAAACTGGCTACGTTAAGCGAGATGTCGAACTCAGGATTGCAGTTAAGGGTGCTGACAATTTCAGGTATGACGTATATGATCTCTACAAAGGAAATCGTAAGCGTGATCTGGAGGAAGCCATTAAGAAATGTTTGGGCTATGCTCACGATCATTTGATCCAAGAGCATGGAGCTATACGCTGTGATGGTATGGAGGCTGACGACATGGTAGCTATCTGGGCTTGGGAGTGTATCCTAAGTGAGACACCTTATGTCGTGGTGCATATCGATAAGGATCTGGATATGATTCCGGGTACACACTACAACTTTGTAAAGCAAGAGACTTACACTGTTGACTTCGATACTGCACACTACAACTTCATCAAGCAGATTCTTACAGGTGACAACGCAGATAACATACCGGGAGTCAAGGGTATCGGTCCAAAGAAAGCTGAGAAACTACTAGAAGGAGTACCATTTGATCAACGGTACAGGAAAGTAAAGGAAGCTTGGAACGGTAACCTTGAGGACATGCACAGATCTGCTAGACTCTTATGGATGTCTACCACATTCGAGGAGGCTGAAGGTGCTAACGAAGCAATCATCAAGCGCCTAGAAGCCAAGACTCTGGATGAGTTCTGGCTAGGTAAACAGGAGGAACAAGATGAAACACCACCTGCCAGTGAAGCCAGTGAGTGCGAACAGGATGTTCGGGAAGAAAGGGAAGACAACCTTCAAGACGAGGGAGTATCAGGACTATCAGGAGAACATACGTGACTACCTGTTAGGTGAGGAGTGGCCCTTCTCTGATTCTCTGGTTCAATTCACAATAGATGCTGGCCTCTCTAATCGAGGGGCTGACATCGACAATGTAATCAAACCACTGCTCGATACGTATCAAGGTATGTTCGAGGAGTTCAATGATAACAAAGTTTATCACATTGAAATCACAAAGAATATTGTAAAGAAGGGTGAGGAATACCTTACCGTAACAGTTGAGGAGTACCATGCAAGCACAGATAACACAGCGGAAGATGACCCCGACAGTGGACTACCCGCCAGCGATTGACTATATGAACAAGCAGTCTAATATCTTTTGGACTGCTGAAGAAATCAAAGTAGATAAGGATAAACAGGACATCCTTGTCAACATGACGGAGGCTGAACGCCATGCTGTCATCACAACCCTAAAACTATTTACCAAGTATGAGATGGTAATCGGTGAAGAGTTCTGGATTAAGAACGTAATGAATTGGTTCCCACGCCCTGAGATCCAATCAATGGCTTCCCTCTTTGGAGCAATGGAGTTAGCCGTACACGCACCGTTCTACCGAAAGATTAACGAGGAGCTTAACCTTGCAACTGATGAATTCTATGATAGTTATATTGAAGATCCGGTCCTTGTTGATCGTATTAAGTTTCTTGACGATATACTTGAAGACGACAACATCGCCAGAAGCTTGGGAGCATTCACGTTTGCTGAGGGAGCGATTCTCTACAGCTCCTTTGCTTTCCTCAAACATTTCCAGTCTCAGGGAAAGAACAAGTTACTAAACGTAGTAGCTGGAATCAACTTCTCCGCTCGTGATGAGGCGCTTCACAGTGAGGCGGCAGGGTGGTTGTTCCAACAGTACGTAAAAGAAAACGACATAAACGTGCAGGAAATGGAAGAGTACTTCCTCGAAATTGCCGCTAAAGTTTATGATCATGAAGAAAAGATTATCGACAAGCTATTCGAGAAAGGAGCAATCGAGGGTATCACAAAGACCCAAATGCTAGTCTTCGTTAAGTCTCGAATCAATATCTGTATGCGTAACATGGGCTTCTCAAACATTTACGCTATCGATTATAACCCAGTATCTGATTGGTTCTACAAGGGAATCAATGGCTACGCAATGAACGACTTCTTTGTATCTGTAGGTAACCAGTACCAACGTAACTGGACAGGTGCAGGGTTTACATTCTGAGGTAATTATGAGTATTTACAACAAACTATCTGAAGAACGAAAAAAACTTCAAGAACAAGGTGAGTGTCCAGAGTGGTTCTCAACTCCCGGTTGGCAGTTATTCAAAGAGAAATACCTGTACCAAGCGAGTACTCCTCGTGAACAATACGAACGCATTGCTTGCACACTCTCTACTCACACTCCCGATCCGGGTGTCTGGAAGGATAAGTTCTTCGAACTATTATGGAAAGGGTGGTTGTCACCCTCAACTCCTGTACTGGCTAATACGGGAACGACTAGGGGGCTACCCGTTAGTTGTGCAGGATCTTACATAGAGGATTCTATTGATGCAATTTATAGTGGACTTCATGAAACCGCCGCTCTTACTAAAGCAGGTTTTGGGACTGCTTCTTTTCTTGGTGATATACGTCCCCGTGGTACTGATATCAGCGTTGGTGGTAAATCTAGCGGCCTTCTCCCTGTTCTTGAGTCATATCGTCAAGCGATGTCTTATGTGGCTCAAGGTACATCTCGTCGGGGTAGTTGGGCTGGTTATATACCCATCGAACACGGAGACTTCCCAGAGATATGCGACGATCTACTTCACAATCCTGATGGCAACAATATTGGCTGGTGCATTAGCGATGCTTTTATCCATCGGCTAGAGGCTGGTGATGAGGATGCTATCAGTCGTTACCAAGCGGCTATGAAAACCAAAATGATTACTGGTAAGGGGTACTTTTTCTTCCCAGATAAGGCTAATGCAAAGCGACCTCAGTGGTACGTGGATCGTGATCTTGATATCAAAGCGCCACAGTTGTGTGCAGAGATCATGTTGCATAGCTCTAGGGATTACACCTACACTTGCGTACTATCATCCATGAACGTGTCTCTATACGATGAATGGAAGGATACTGACGCAGTGTTCGTAGCTACAGTATTCCTTGACTGTGTATGTCAAGAATTTATTGAGCGTGGCAAGAACGTCCCCGGCTTAGAGAAAGCAATCGCCTTCACCAAGAAGTCTCGTGCGCTTGGTCTTGGGGTATGCGGCTGGCACACTCTACTACAGAAACGCCGTGTAGTATATGGTGAGTTTCAATCTATGATGCTAAACTCAGAGGTCTTCGGACTACTGGACAGAGAATCTCGTAGGGCATCAGAATGGTTGGCTGAGACTTGGGGTGAACCTGAATGGATGAAAGGCTACGGTATGGCTAACACCCACCGTCTAGCTGTAGCACCTACTAAGTCTACCGCATTAATCATGGGTGGTGTGTCTGAAGGTATCAACCCTGACACAGCATTCATCTACACCCAACGTACTGCGGCTGGGGAAGTAGAGCGTATCAACCCTATCCTTCTAGAACTCATGAAGGAGAAGGGAGTATACACTAAGAAATATATTGAGGATGTAAGAGATAACATGGGGTCAGTCCAACACGTTGACTGGCTAGATGATCACGAGAAAGCTGTGTTCCGTACAGCCTTCGAGATCCCACAGCTATCTGTACTGACTATGGCTTCTCAACGAGCACAGTTCCTTGATCAATGGCAATCCCTCAATCTGTTCTTCTCAGCAGATGAGGATGAAACATATATTAACGAAGTACACAAAGCGGCATTCCAAGATCCAAACATACTTGCGCTGTACTATGTGTATTCTAAAGCAGGTGTTCAAGCTTCTAAAGATGAATGCCTAGCGTGTCAATAGCTCGCCGCAAGCGGCTCGCTTAGGAGGATAAATGATTACTTACGAATACAAATGTAAGGATTGTGATCATCGTTTTAGTATTAAACAAAAGATGACTGACGAACCACTAGTACATTGCCCACACTGTAATAAACCAGAGCTAAAGAAAGTTATCTCTGGGGGTGGTGGGTTTACACTGTCAGGTGGTGGTTGGTCAAGTGGAGGACGACATGGGTAGAGTAAAGGAAGAACTTTGGGCTGATTACTATGAGGATGGGACTGTTGTGTACAACCCATCACTCGATCAGCTAACACGCCTCATTGTGCAGTGGGGTCATCAGAAAGGTATCTTACCTAACGGACAAGCGGAGAAACAGTTTGAGAAGACAGTTGAAGAGGTTGCAGAACTCAAGGATGCAATCGCAGAGAAGGATATACCAGAGATCGCAGACGCAATCGGAGACATCGTTGTCACCCTCATCATGCAATGCGAAGTTCAAGGACTCAACTTCAGAGAGTGTGTACATGGGGCTTACGATGTCATCTCTAAGAGGACAGGTAAAATGATCGATGGGGTATTCGTTAAGGATTCGTAATGAAACAACAACAGTTTAAAGAAAAGGAAACATCCAATAAAAAGATACAGCGTATAGAGCGTAACTCTAAACGTAGAAAGAAAAGACTTTCAAAGGATGATCTTTTTGAAATGAGGTGGAAGTAATACCAAGAGAGGACACAATGGTTGAATCACCACTCGTAAAGAAACACCAGCCATGCGATAAGTGTGGCTCATCAGATGCAAAGAGCTATCGTGCTGATGGCTCTGCGTATTGCTTTAGTTGTATGACTAACTTTCCCGGAGAGGGAACCAACACAATCGAGGAAGAATACATGGAGATAGTAGATCTTCAATCCATCCAAGGCTTTGCGTCTTACCCACTATCATCACGAGGTATCTCACGGGACACCGTGGACCACTACGATGTTCGTATGTCTGTCGATATCAACGGTAGACCTGAGGCGCACTACTATCCGTACACACACCGTGGACGTATCGTAGCCTATAAACAACGTACATTACCCAAGCAGTTCAGTACTATCGGTAACTTCAAAGACCTTGAACTATTCGGTCAGACTAAGTGCAACGGTGGTAAGATCCTTGTGATTACTGAGGGTGAGCTTGATGCTCTTGCAATTAACGAAGCATACAAGCAGACATCCAACAGGTACTACGATGTTGTGTCGTTACCTAATGGTGCGTCATCAACGAAAGCTGTACTGGCTAACCTAGAGTTCGTAAGGTCATACAAAGAGGTAGTCATCTGCTTCGACCAAGATGAACCCGGTCAGAAGGCTGTCGATGAAGTAGCCCGTATGGTTGGTATGGGTAAGGCTAAGGTCGCCAAGCTACAGGAAAAGGATGCCTGTGACGAACTAGCCAAGCACGGTGCTAACAAGCTTATCGGTTGCATCTGGAACGCTAAGGTGTGGTCACCAGCAGGTGTTGTGGTAGGTGAAGGTATCTGGGATAGATTCCTAGAGCGTAAGAACGTAGAGTCTGTACCCTACCCACCATGCTTAGAAGGTCTCAACCAGAAGCTGGAAGGTATGCGGATGGGAGAGATCACACTGTTTACCTCAGGTACTGGCTCAGGTAAGTCTACTGTGATCAAGGAGATCATCCTAGATATACTAGAGAAGACTGACGATAAGGTTGGTCTAATCTCCCTTGAAGAATCTATCGGTGACACTGCTGAAAAGTTCATCAGCATGGCACTCGAACGTCCACTATTCGGAGAGCCTCCACTTACTGAGGAGGAAATGCGATGGGGCTTTGATAAGGTCTTCAAGGATGAGCGTCTAGTACTGCTTGACCACCAAGGTTCTGTATCCGATGCATCCCTTATGGAGAAGATCGAGTACATGGCTCTTATGGGTTGCAAGTACTTGGTCCTCGACCACATTACCATTGCGGTATCCGAAGGTGCTGATGGCCTCACAGGTAACGAAGCTGTCGATAAGATCATGTCAGATCTGTTGAAGCTGGTCAAACAACACAACGTATGGCTGGGTCTGATCAGTCACCTTCGTAAGTCCCAAGGTAGATCTTTCGAGGAGGGTCAATTACCATCCATCGATGACATCAAGGGTTCAGGTTCGATCAAGCAGATCAGCTTCGACATCATTGCCTTTGCACGTAATCTAGTTGCAGAAGAAGAGTACGAACGTAACACCATCAAGTTGCGTGTACTGAAGTCACGATTCACTGGTAGGACTGGTGATGCTGGTACAGCAGTATACGATTTCAAAACAACTCGATTGTCTTCAGGAGGGTCTGGAGGCTTCACTATAGAATAGGTTTCTTATGACTTGGATAGATAACATAGAGCTATACTTGTTTCTTAAGTTAGAGAACAACTCATCGAGGGACTCCTTTGGGGTCTCTTTGTTGCGTAAATATCCTGAGGCTCAGAGCAGACTTGGGGAGTACGCACAGATTACACATTCAATTATCTGTGGTAACGCAGAGACAGACGGTACAGTTGCTAGATGTAAGCTAACAACCACTAGTATTTCGATTGGTAGCCGCATCATATCTACGCTCAAGTCATCATCCATCATAGACTGGAAGGATGCAGTGCGGGTGGGTGACCTCATGATTGAGGCGTTCTACCAGCAGGGCTACCTTACCATTGTCAAACCACCTTACAAATCTAAGAAGCCAGTAGAGATTGTACTGACTGAGCACTTTCCCAGCGATATCCCTGAGGGTGCGGCAAAGATGTCTCTACATGGTGTGTGGTCTACAAAACCTAATAATATCAATAGGTTAGATCAGATCATACGCTTCGATAACTACAGCCTACGCTTCGTTAGACCTGTAATTAAACGGTGGGATGAACAGATCGATGGTCCTTTCAAGGAACTGTTGAACACACCAGCTATAAAAGCTGTCAACAAACTTCAGCAGGTAGGTTGGCAAGTAGATAAGGATGTACTCAAGGCAGTCCAGAGTAACCCTCAGAGGTTCTACTCAGAGACTGACAAGGATATGTCTAACGTATCTAAGAAGATTGACTACCAGTACACTGTTACCAAGGCCACTAAGCTGGCTGAAATTGATGAATTCTTCTTCGCATTGGACATGGATTACCGTGGAAGGATCTACTACGTAGAGTCTTACATGAACTTCCAAGGCTCAGACCTCGCCAGAGGGCTTCTACGCTTCTCTGAGCGACGTTACGTTACACCTGAGGGTCTAAGGTGGATGAAGATACACACCGCTTGTAGCTTCAATGAGAGCTTCTCACGCAACTCTATACCTGACTGGTGTACAGCAGATTACCAAGCACACCTCGATGCTGAGGGGCTGGATGATATCTCTGTAGATAAAATGACACTGAGGGACAGGGAGTTGTGGGTGGATAACAACCTAGAGTTGATCTACCGGACAGCCCTAACCAAGACACTGCACGATTGTGAAAAGCCTGTGTCGTTCTTATCATGTTGCATTGAGCTACTGAACTACAAAGAGTCTGGTGGTCACTACTTCTCCAACCTTCCGATACCTATTGACGGTAGTAACAACGGGTGGCAACACCTTGGTGCTATCTCTAAGGATGTACGGACAGGTGAGTTGGTAGGTCTTGTACCTGTAGGAATCCAGAATGACTTCTATGTACAGACAGCTAAGAAGCTAATTGAGATCACCAAAGATCCTGAAAGAAAAGCTATACTCAACACCATGCCTATGAAGAAGATCCGTAAGGGTATCTCCAAGCGTGGAAGTATGACACGAGCTTACTCTGCGGGAGCACAGAAGATTGCTGAGAATATGTACAACGACTGCAAGCAAGCAGGGTACGTCAAGCAGTACGGGATTACAGAGGTACACTGCAAGGGCTTTGCTAGGGATCTAGTCAAAGCTATTGAAGAGGTATGCTCTGGCCCACTGAAGACGATGAAGTTTCTGCAACGGCTAGCTCAGAGTAAGATTGAGTCAGGCTACGGGTTTATCAAGTGGACTACACCTAGTGGGTTCCCTGTGATATACGTATGTAATCACTTCAGATCTGAAAAGCAGAGAGGTACTATCAGTGGTATCGGACAGATCAATCACGTAGCAAAGGTGCAGACAGATGCTCCTGATATCCGTGGGTTTATGTGTGGGATATCCCCTAACTACATCCACAGTCAGGACGCTAGTCACATGAGCTTGGTGATTAATGGGTTCGATGGTGCATTCGGTGCAGTACATGATAGCTTCAGTACCCATGCAGATATGGTGGATGAGTTATGTCAGTTGACAAAGAATGTGTTCGTTGAAATGTATGATGAGCCTAACTACTTTGATGTAATTGAGAGTAGGCTAGAGGCGAGATCAGAGCAACCTACACTAGGTAACTTAGATATTAATGACGTGAAGAAGTCCGACTACTTCTTTGCATAAGGAGAGATAATGACAGAGAAGACAAGCTACAACGTACTAGCACTGCGTGGTGCTGACGTAGATGATATGGATTATGTAGAGCAGT